CCAGTAAGCAGAAGAAAAAGAGATCCAATAGATCTTGGAATTAAAAAATATGATAATCGAGGTTCGTTATCAAAAATAATTAAGTAAATGAATATATATACAAATGCCTATAGCGCTTTCCCTAGCCAAGTTGTGCCGGATGCAGAAAAATCTTCAGTAGAGTATGGAAGACAAGTAGCACAAGCTATTGAAGGTGAATGGTGGAGACAAGGTGGTAACGGTACTAGATTTGCAACATCATTTAATAGGTTTCATAGTTTAAGATTATATGCAAGAGGAGAGCAACCAGTTCAAAAATATAAAGATGAATTAGCTATTAATGGTGATATGTCTTATTTAAACTTAGACTGGAAACCAGTACCTGTTATATCTAAGTTTGTAGATATAGTTGTTAACGGTTTATCTAATAAAACTTTTGAAATAAAAGCTTTTGCGCAAGATCCAGTTTCATTAAAAAAGCGAACTGACTATGCTAACGCTATAATGCATGACATGTTAGCACAACCTTATTTACAAAACTTACAAGCTAATTTAGGTGTAAATAATTATAAAAGTAGTACGCCAACTGCTTTACCAGAAAATCAAGAAGAGTTGGAT